CGATCAAAATCGCCCTTAAATACGTTATTATTTGCATATTTCATTTTCAAACCCCCCCAATTATGCTGCCGTACATATAAGCTGCCGCCATTATTGGAGTGCAGGCCAAGAAAATACCAATAGCGCCCAATACCTGCCTGCGCTTCTGTTGTGCGATTCGCTTTTGTCTAAGTGATTTTTTCATAATGTAACCCTTTTTTTGAGTATCCGGTTTATTCCGGCATGTAAGCATTTTACTGGTATTTTGCTCATATACAAACCTTTTTGTTTGTTTATTGCCCTTTTATTCGGCTTTTGCGCCTTTTTGCCCTTTTTGCCCAACTATTCTAAAAAACTGCCCGGCCTTCCCCAATTTTGCCCCGATCCTCACCGCCCCAACAGCCTGAAACCCGCGCCAGCACTGGCCTGGAGCATTTTCGACCCACTAAACTCGCTCAATACTGTATCCGTGGGATAGCCGTGGGATAGCCGCAAGCCGCGCCGCGCCTGGCCTGCGTAGATTTTTGCCCCCAAAGTCTCCCAATATTGTACCCGTGGGATAGCCACGGGATAGCCGAAAATTGTAGCTGTGGAATAGTTTAAAACTGTAGCTATGGGATAGCTTCCAGGATCAAAGAATCACCCCCAGGTCAAGGGGGTGTAGATAGAATAGTTTAAAACTGTAGCTGTGGAATAGTTTAAAACTGTAACCGTGGGATAGTTTAGAAACCAGTCGGTCTAGATAGAGGCCTGGCTGTCCTCATAGCGCGCTTGAAGTTTTTCGTAAACATCTTACTGTGCTGCTGTCTAAAGTACTTGGAGGCGATCTTAGGGGCAGGGAAAAAGCCCTTCTGGTATCGGCTCTTATCGCTTAGATCGATAATCAACTTAGGTGCCTTACGCTTATAGGTTTGATAGAGACCATGAGGCTGACTTCGCTTTGACCCTTTTGGCTTGCCGACAAAGTACTTGCTTTTGTTCTGAGCCTTTCTTTTGAGAGACCCTCTGGGTATGTTTCCGTACTTGTTAAGCTTTTGCGCGCCTGGCTTAACCAGGTACTTCATCTCAGGGAATGGCCTTACTACACCACCAAATATAGTTGTGGCCAGGTATTCTCTGTTTGCCCTGGTGAATACGGCAGCATAAAGTCTTTTCTTGCTGGCTTTATAAACGCCGATACCTGACTTACTCCACCGGGTAGCGCCGCCGTCATAATACTTGTCCATTTCCCGGTGTATCTGCCTTTGCATTCCGAAAGCCAAATCGTTCATGGTGCTCATCAATGCGAAAGGGAGCTGCTCTTTCTCAAGCTGATTTAGGGACTGCTCGAACTGCTCTATTTTGAATACAAAACTAGCCATCAAAATGATCTCAAACTGTAACCATGGGATACCCGTGGGATAGCCGTCAAGACCACATTCCGCAGATACAATCGACAGCCAGACAAACGCAGTCACCTGACATACGCTCATCTAGCAAATATAGAACTTCCTGCATAGCTATTCTATCTTGGTCTATCAGGGCTTCTGCAAACCGCTCAACCAAATCTAAATCAGCATCATGCACATTTTCATCCGAATCTATTCTTATCATAACCAGCCCTCTAAGCTGATTATATCAAACTTCCGTTCCGAATAGTTCTTCAGCCATTGCAGCAAACTCTCTAAATCCTTCATAAGGGTAGATTTCAGATAGCTCATCTACCATGTTGGCCACATCATCCTGCCAATCAGTAATCTCTTGCCTAAGCTTATTCCTGGCGACATCAGTGGTCATCATAGAATTAATGATGGCATCGAATCTTACAATCTTATCGTTCAGATCGAAGTCGTAACAATCTTCCAGGCTTTTCGATATTGTAGTCATAACATACCCTCGTAGGTTTGTGAGGGTATTATAATCATTTATGTCTATAAAAGGAATATTATGTTTATGTTATGTCGTCAGCAGCTACTGCGCCGAGAGATAGGATTACAAAGACTATCATGTAAATTATCACTTCTTGCCCTTTTTGTTGGTGAGTTAAGGCGGCATTGTATAGACGATCAGTTATGATTTGAAATGCTTGTTTTGGATGATATATATACCAGTAATGATATATCGTATACCTGTATGTATACTGCAATATACATTGTTAAGTGATAAGTACGGAATTGCGTACATATTGTATACATAATACAAAAATATGCGCTTATTAATGCAAAATCTATACATTTATCAGCACATAAAAAACCCCCCAGCCAAGTACAAAACGGTCTGAGGGGTGGGGTAAGGCTCGCAACGACTTTTAACGAGCCTAGAAAATTGTGTCGGATACTACTCTTCTAAATCAAACGTAAAGTTTTCGTCAAACCCATTCATTATGTACTCCTGTATCTGATACTTTATTAACTCAGCATCAGGCGTATCGGTATGCTTGTGTGCCCTGTTGTAGCCAGCCTCTGTACCAACTTCCACTATTTTCTGGATCAATTGATATATTTTGACTTTCATAGCATCACTCGGCTTTGGTAAATAATAGTCCGTTTCGGCTCCCCAGTGGACTAATCTGGGTCAAAGGCTAAGGGAGCCTTGGCCTGATCTTATTTTAGCCACCAGTAGATCAATCTGGCGGGGAAAGGCTGTTAAACCTTCGGCTAGTAATTCAGTATCTCATGCCCAATAAATAGAAACAACAAAGATGTCATAATAATTAAGTGTAGCCTATAAACTACAACTGGCTGCATAATCCATTCTCTAAACGTGCTGCCCATCGTCTCAATCTTTGACCTTCTTATTGCTTTGTCAGCTAATCTATTAGCATCTTTAACCATATCTTTAACGCTCATTAGTGAACCCCCATGTCTATCTTCTCTTGATGGATCATATCTATATAGCTGTCCTGCACGGCCTCAAACAAAGTACCCTCGCAATAAAGATAGATTTGATCTCTCATAGTCTCAAGTAAACCCGGCTTGAATAACAAATGCTCAAAGTCATCTAAAGCATCGGAAACATAAGCATCATTATCTACATCCTTAGCGTTTCTCTCAGCAGCCTCAACTAACATCTGAGACATCATCCCAGATGACCCATAAGGGCCGTACAGCATCGCTAAAGCGAAATCGTAACGATCACTAATGGTATGAGGAAATACATCGTCAGCCCATGTTTTATGCGTTTGTAGCCAGGTGCATGCAATAGCGTCGCGAGCATCATCACTAAGTTCCATAATGTTGCCTTCCCACATCGGCTTCTCATCTCGGATAAGTCCGACTATATCATCCAGTAGGTGATAGCTCATTAGCACACCCCCAAATTAACGCAATCAATAAAAGACATGTTATGAACCGCTCCAATAGCGGCAATGATCAACAATCCTAAAAGTACGTCTCTGCGGCCTTCCGCAATTTTCTCTCGGTCTTCTATGTTCATTTCTTACCCTCTTTATATTCAATGAGGATATAGAATCTCATAACTGTGGAATAAAGTAAACCTTTTTGTTACATCTCTCCGATGCGCCATTCCTGCTCTTTTATCTGCTCTTTAAGTTGCCGGGCAAACTGAATTACTTCCTCTCGGTTAAACTTAGGCGATGGCCTCCAGGCTAATCTCTGCATGGCCCTGATGCGTCTTGCCCCGTACATGTCATCCATGTAGATACGATAGGCTTCCTGTATTTTGGTAGTCTTCATGCCGTACAGGTTGCAGCTAGGGCATTGAGGATGGATATTCTCCTCGTAGAGTTTAAATCTGAGGTGCCTTCGACCGTAGAAGTGACCGCCCTGCATGGCCTTGTAGTGATCTACCTTTCCGCAGGTAACGCAGGTGCAGTATCCGTTATCATCAGATGCCTTGAGCCTTACAAGCCTTTGCAAAAGCTTGGCTGCCTTGTCTACTTCCTGGGCGACCGTAGTCTTTTTACGCTTCGCCATTGATCTCTCGCTCGATTAAAAAATCAACGTAGTGCTTAATCTTTCGCAATGAATCTACCCCACCCTTATCCTTCCATCGAGTAATATACTTAACCACGTTGCCCTCACAAAAATCCATCTCGTTAGCCATTATGTATTCTATAGGCTGGATCGCTTTGTTTTTGTAATGATCTCCACCTACCTGATTGTCTAGCGCGCTCATTCCTCTTCCTCCGCTTCAAGTATATTAATTTTTGTAGGATATCCAAGGTTACAATGAGTGCAAATACCGTAACCATTGCCATCATCGCCAAACCAATACTCAAGACCATTGCCGCACTCACAAAAGCATTTAGTAGCAGCAACTCCAATCTTTGGGAAATTAATAACATTGTCCATTAGCCTACCTTAATCTTTACGCGAGAATCTTCACCGCTGTCTTTGTGGTAAACCACAGTAGTCATTGATCGCTCTGCTCCATATCCTGAGTCACTGTGCCATTGATCTGTAGCTGTCAAACTACCCCAGTGTTCAAAGTGCATAGAACCCACTTCACGCGCTGTGTGATGGTGTATATGCCCTAGATGGCAGTACCTGTTTTTGGACTGGCTCCACTCATTATCAAGATTCTTAATGACTGCCTGGAGTATCTGCTCATGCTTAATTCTATCCCCGTGGTGAAATACGAATAGATTGTTGTGCCACTGATAGTGTATGAATTTAGAGTAATTAGGCACGACATCAACTCGCGGCTCTTTATCATATAGAAGCTCTAAACAGCTAGACAGGTGACAGGCCATATCGTAATCATGATTGCCCCTCACGTTAACCACAACCACCTTCTTATGAGTCTCTAGCATCTTGTTAATAAGAACCTTAAACAGTCTACCAGCAAGCTTAAATGTCTTGCCTATCCGGGTATCTACATCTACCGGAGTTCCCTTGGTGGTGGTGTTAAAGCTGGAGTCAGCATGAAAGAAATCACCAACATTTAAAAGCAAGCCAACTTCAGCATTGCCTACTCTTTTAGTCAGTCTTGAGGTCGAATCTATAAGAATTTGTGTCGCTATCTTAATGTCCCAGTCATCGCTGTCCATCTTGGTCTCTGAGTCGGCGAGCATGCCAAAATGGTGGTCACCAATCATATACATGGCTAAGTAATCAGAATCTACCGCTTTAGGCTCTTTAGTAGGCTTTATGTAGCCTTTTAGATCGTCTTTCATGCCTTCCATCATGGCATCGATCTTCGCTCTAATATCGCGCTTTTGAGGCTCTTGTATCACCCATTGAAGGGCAACAGAGCCGTCATCTTTATATGCTGTGGATATCCGCTTGGCCTCAAAGCCTTCTGCGGTCTGGTGGACTAAATCTCTATGGGGTGATACTCCGTTGCTGGCGGCTATGGCTTCAAGCCTGCGGAGCATCTTATCTATGTTTCTTCTTGACCCGCCAATCTTCTTTGCCGCTTTGTTGGCTGACCCAGTTTCAATTACCGCATCTAATATTTGATGATGCCTATCAGTAGTTGCAAACTCCTTTAGTACTCGCGGATCAATCTTACTCATTCTTCTTCCTTCTGATCATTTCTGATTCAGGATTAGATGGCCAGGGTACGCTAACACCGTGTTTATTTATTAAGTACCTGTTTAATATATCATAAATCTCGATATATTCCTTACTAGTTGGTTGAGTAGTACTGGACTTGCCGGTATGGGCTTTCTGTATGCCGACCCACAACTGCTCCCTTACACTGTTCTTTGTCCAGGGGATGTCAGCATCATCTTTAAATACATGGCGCATATCAAAACCGGCATCATTTAAGGCATCAGCTAAGTTCTGACAGTACTTTTGCAAGCTATTGTTCTGTACCGGGCTGCGCCTTTTACCTTTGTGGTATCGATAGGTCATCACCCCATGTTCTTTGTATTGGCGCTTTACTAAATCTATAAAAGCATTCATGGTCACTTCATTGTAGACAGTGTGGTCTTCTGCTTTCATTTTAATCTCCGCAGAAACAAGGGATTGATGTGTCATCAAAAGCAAATAATTGCCCTTGATCCGTAGCTATAATCTGCATCTTTTCGTAGCTTGGCTGGTCACTTCTAAACCTAGCGCCAATCTTTTTTTCTTGGTCTGCCCACCAATCAGCTATGGAAGGGTCATGCTCAACGATAGACTGCTTTATGCTGTACCCCTTTAAAAAGCATAAATCGCAATTACTTAACGTGTTTACTCCCGCTGGCGGCATAGATAAATCAAAGTCTTGGTTATCCCAAAACTTTTGTATATCTGCCTCAGTAATTCCGGCATCAGCCATAGGAACGGCATAATTATCTTTAGTTCGCATTTTAGCTGCGCGTCTAGGCTCGTCCCCTCGTATCCCGACTACTGTCAAAAAGTCATCCCCGCCCATGTATCTTTCGATAGTTAACACCTTTAGCTCGCTGGTACAGAACCGGGCCATCATATTAGGCAGGTATTGTTTATCTTGGATTAACTGCGCAAATGGCTCACCGTTTCTGCTAGCTGTGTCGTAATCGACCTCGATAAACTGTTTCTTGCCCGTGTATTCCAGCCATGTAATAAATACTTTCCAGTTATCGGCAACAGCCTTTACAAAATCAAGCGTCTGCGGCATCTCTTTGCCAGTATTAGCAAACACAACCTCAACGTAGTCAGGCAGCTCAAAGTTATGCGCCTCAAGAGTCTTGTATAGCATATAAGCTGATGACCTGCCCCCGCTAAAACTAATCACTGCTG